TGCGGGTGGTGACGGACACCGTGCTGGTGACCAGCGCGGCAATCACCACGGTGCCGGTGACGGCGTCAATCTATTTGCTGCCCAGCACGCCGACGACGGTGTTCGATGGGCTGGCATCGACGCTTGCCACTGCCTTCACCGCACAGTCAGGCCTTGGCTGGAACGTAACCCGCTCCTGGCTCATCGCCACCCTCCATGCCGCCGGTGTGCAGCGTGTGCAGCTCACCGCCCCGGCGGCGGATGTGATCTGCGACCCGATCACCGCCCCGACCCTTGGCGAGGTGTCGCTCATCTTTGCGGGCGTTGATCGATGACGGCAAGCCGCTACGACCTGCTGCCGCCCAATGCCACCACACTGGAGCGCGACCTATCGCGGGTCACTTCCAGCCTGGTGCGCGCCGGGGCCCCGGTGCCAACGATCCGCACCGCCAAGCGGGTGGACATCCCCGACAGCGTGGTGCCGTGGCTGGTGTTCGAGTACGGCCTGGCCGAGATCCTGCCGTATCTGACCGACCAGCGTGCAGCGATCGAGGGTGGTGTGCAGTGGCAGCGGATCCGTGGTACCCCCGCCGCGATCCTCCAGGCGCTCGGCTGGCTGAACCTCAATGGCGAGATCGACGAATCCGAGAACGGTTCGTATCGCTGGGCGGAGTTCCAGATCGGCCTCGATGCACCGACGAGCGGCGAGGCGATCATCAGCCAGATCACGGCGGTGGCACGGCTCAGCGCACCGGTGCGGTCACGGCTGCAGCGGATCTATTCGGTCTACGACTTCCGCCGCTTCGTGCTGGACGACAGCCTGCTGTCCGATGGCGCGATCCTCAGCGATCACAGTGGCGTGCGGCCGCGGCCGGGCTGGCCGCAGATCAGTTACGGCGACCACCGCAGCAGCAGCGTCAACGCAGATTTCACGGTCGTCAGCGGTGGCCTGTCGGTGATTGGCATTGAGGTGAGCGACTCCAACCGCTTCATCTTGGATCACAGCCTGATGGATGAGGAATGGCACGTGTTGAATGGCGATGGCGCACGCACCGAGTATTTGCCGACAACCGCCAGCCGGTTCGATGCCGGCACTAACTGGTCCGATCAGCTTGCCTGGGGTGACTTCCCGTGGGAGGGAAGCGCCTACCTGGTGAACAGCAAGATCACCACGATGACCTGAGTAGAATCCGAGGGAGGGGCACGAGGCGATGGCTGCTGTTCTGACACTGAGCGGGCGAACCGCCATCGCTACGGCGATCAAGGCCCGGACCGCCCACATGGCCTGGGGCAGCGGCAACACCGGTTGGGGCTTGACTCCGCCGCAGCCTGCTGTGAACGACTCCGCCCTGGTGGCAGAGGTGGGCCGCCGCAAAGCCAGCCAGGTCGAATACGTGGTGCCAGATGCCGACGGTGCGATCCAATTACCGCAGGGCAACTACAGCATCAGCGCCACCCCTACGGTAAGCCTGTACTTCAAGTTCTTCACCGACTTCGAAGATGGCGTGGGCAGCACGATCCGCGAGCGCGCCATCTTCATAGACACGGTGGCTGCCACCGGTGTACCTGTAGGTCAGATGTACCTCCAACCGAATGAGGTGCAGAGCCCTGGCACGCTGCTGGTGATGATCGAGCGCAATGCGCCGATCGTCCGCGAGGTCACCACCCGCCAGCTTCTTGAGTTCGTCGTGACATTCTGAGGCCATGACTCTTACCGGCTATTACAACCGCTTCGACGCCGCAGACCGTTACGACGAGCTGCTGTTCCGCGCTGGCAAGGGACTTCAGTCTGCCGAGCTGAACGAGGCCCAGAGCACTATCATCGACCGGCTGAAGCGCATCGCCGATGCGGTCTTTACCGATGGCGCGGTGATCGAGGGCACGCCCCCGGTCATCAACCTCACCACCGGATCCACCACCTGTCCCGCGAGCAAGGTCTACCTGCGGGCTGCGGTGCGATCGGTGCCGACCCGAACCTTCACCATCTCCCTCACCGGGCTGGTGCGCATCGGCATCTTCCTCCTAGAGGAGGAGATCACCGAGCTGCAAGATGCTGATCTGCGCGATCCCGCCGCCGGCACCCGGAACTACACCGAGCCTGGCGCTGGCCGCCTCCGCATCACCCCCACCTGGGGCCACAGCGGCGAATCCCTCGCGGGCGAGTTCTACCCCGTCTACGTGGTGATCGACGGCTCGATGCTGAACCAGCAGGGGGCAGCAGGCGACGGCGCGTTCATGGAAGCCCTGGCCCGGTACGACCGGGAGAGCAACGGCAACTACATCGTCGATGGGCTGAGCGTCCGCCCCGCTGGCTATTCCCTCGGCGTCAACACCCTGAGCATCCGGGAGGGCGTTGGCAACATCTTTGGCTACAAGGTCGACAAGCCCACCGCAAGCCGCCTCACCTACAACGAGGATCCGGACCTGGAGGTGGTGACCTCCGAGCCTGACGTGTTCACCGGCACCACTGGCGGCACCGCAACGGTGCAGCTGAATCGCGCCCCGCTCGATGCCGTGCTGGGCGTGGTGATCACCCGGCAGAAGACCGTGACGCTCACCCGTGGCGGTTTCTCAGGTGGCCAGGACACGCTGCCTGATGTGTCGGTGCTGTCGATCATCAGCCTCACCCAGGGAGGCACCACTTACCAGAGCCCACGGGACTTCTTCCTGAACGGCGACAAGGTGGACTGGAGCCCCACCGGCGGCGGCGCGATCGAGCCATCCCCTGGTTCCAGCTACTCGATCACCTACCAGTACCTGGGCGCGGTGACGCCGGATGCGATCAACCTGCAGACCGGCGTGGTGACAATCACCGGTGCGGTGAACGGCAGCCTGGTGCTGACCGATTACCGGTGGAAGCTGCCGCGCTACGACCGCCTCTGCATCGACCGCGACGGGGCGTTTAGCCGAGTGAAGGGCATCAGCTCCCGGTTCAACCCGCTGCCGCCGGCAGTGCCCAGCAACTTGCTCAGCCTGGCCACCCTCTACTGGAACTGGGGCGCAGCGCCGACCATCGACAACAACGGGATCCGAGCGATCCCCTTCGACCAGCTGGAGCGGATGCGGTCGTTGATCGTCGACCTGTTCGACCTGGTGGCACAGGAGCGGCTGCGAAACGACATCAGCAGCCGCGAGCCCAGCAGCAAGCGCGGTGTGTTCGTCGATCCGTTCCTCGATGACGACCTACGGGACCAAGGCATCACGCAGACCGCTGCGGTGGTGAACGGCACGCTGCAACTGCCGATCGCGCTCACCGCCTACCAGGCCCCGACGAACAACACGCAGGACTGGATGCTCCCCTACACCGAGGAGATCATCCTGCAGCAGACGCAGCAGACGGGCAGCAGCGCGATCAACCCGTATCAGGCGTTCGATCCGATCCCGGCTGCCATCACCCTCACTCCAGCGGTGGATCGGTTCACGCTGATCGACACCATCTGGACATCACCGATCACCGAGCAGATCGGCACCTGGCTGGGTGCGACCGGAACGTTCTCAATCCAGAGCGTCACCAGCACCACCAGAACGGAGCTGCTGAGTGAAAGCCAGCGGCCAGCGCAGTTCCTCCGACCCATCACCATCAACTTCACCCTGGAGGGCTTCGACCCCGGTGAGACGCTCACCGAGGTGAAGTTCGACGGGATCACCGTCACGCCTCCCTGATTGCCATGCCCCTCACAGCTAACGGATCTGGACAGATCACGGGGTCGTTCACGATCCCGGCCAACGTGCCAGTCGGCACCAAGCGCGTCACGTTCCTGGGCAACCAGGGCAGCTTCGGCGCAGCGCGGTTCATCGGCGCTGGCACGATCGTCACCCGCACCCAGCGGCAGCTCACCACGATCGAGACGCGATTCTGGGATCCGCTGGCGCAGACCTTCCGCCTCGATCAATCCCGGCACGTCACCGGCGTCGACTTCAAGTTCACCGCGAAGGGCAGCAGCAGCAACAAGGTCTACCTGGAGATCCGGGAGACGGAGCTGGGCCTGCCGAACGCGACCACCCTGGCGGAGGGTGTGCTGCAGGGCAGCGCCATCACGGTAG